GTATGTTGGTTTAACAATCCGAAAATTTCCGTCATTGACTTCATATTTCCGTTTTGGTCTACAAAATCTTTTGTGCTTAACCCAATATTAGTTAAGGCTGCTGCTGCTGCATCACTAGGAGATTGTAGCGAAACAATAACTTTTCTAAGTCCAGTACCTGCTTTATCAGCTTCAAGACCATTATTAGAAAGAATACCAATTGCAGAGGCTGTTTCTGACAAACTTAATTTGCTTTGATGAGCCGATGCCCCTACATACTCCATAGCTACACCCATATTTTGGAAATCAGTTGCTGTCATATCTGCTGCATAAGCCATCTGGTTAACAGCTTCTTTAGTATTTTTCGTCATACCTGCAACATCATTTGAACGCATCCCGAAGCTTTCAAGAGCAGCAGTAGAATTATGAACAACATCAGTAAAGTCATCACCAGAAGCAACAGACGCTTGCAACATTGTAGGTAATGCGGCCAACGCTTGGGAACTTGTATAGCCACGTTTAATAAGTTCTTGATATCCATCTGCTATTTCTTTTTGAGTTTTACCATACTTAACAGAAAGTTCAGAACCTTGCTCTTGCATTTTGTTGACATTTTCTTGAGCTTCTTTAGCTTGTTCGCCACCAGTTACTAATAAGTTAAAAGTTGTTTTATATTGGTTTTGAAGTTCAGAGGCCATTTGTGCGCCCTTAACTGCAGCTGCACCAATTGCAGCAATCCCAAAAGCACTTTGATAAGCTGCACTTTTTACTTTCTGATATCCTGCTGCCATTACATCAGTAGCTTTCTCAGTTGTTTGATAAACAGTATTTAAACCTTTACCAATGAGAGACTCAGAATTAAACGGCTGCATCTTTGTAACTGCCAAGTTAGCTTCTAAAAGCTTGTTTCTGTAGTTCACTAATGACGAAGCAGCTTCATTTACTCTTGTTTTTTGTTTGACAAGAGTTTCTGAACTTGTACCCTCAGCAGCTTCTAATCGTTTAAGCTCAGTTACTTGGGCTCTATAAATTTCAGTTTGCTTTGCGTATGAAGTAGATAGGCCAGAAACTTCGGCTTTAGCAGCTCCCATTTTATTACGAGTCTTCTCATATAAATCAATTTGAGACTGCATGAGTTTATCATTAGCACTGAGAGATTTATTTAAATCTTCAATACCTGTTTGTTGATACTCATAAGCTGATTTTGCACGGTTTAATTGCCCTGTCATTGAGGCAAGAGAACGTTCTGCTGTGGTTAACTGAGCATTATATTTTTGATAAGCCTTTTCACCAGCATCAGTATCTCTATTGATTGTCTTCATACCTTCTGAAAGGTTAGCAATATAAGCTTTTTGCTTTTCCATTGCTTCACTAAGACCTTCATAGCGATATTTTGATGCAGAAACAGCATCTCCAGCAGATTTAGCCTGTGCTTCATTAATCTGCCATTCACGAGTACTATCTTTAACTGCTGATTTTAAGCGGTTGATAGCCTCAACAGCCTTTGTTTCATTCAAGTCAATCCCTGTGGTGACTGAATCAACCATTATATCTGCCATTTTTACTCCTTTCTAATTTTTGAGTATAAAAAAACCTAAACATTAGGTATTAACATGAATATTATTGTCCGAACATCTTCTTCAAATCATCAAATGAAGCCATCTTATTATCTTCATTAGCTTTAAACACATCAATTAAGTCATAATAATCATGATTATCTACTTGCTCTAATGTCCAGTGCCAATTTTCGATAATATTTTTTTCAAATAGTTGTAAGTCTATTAATTGGTTGTGGTGGTAGACTTTTCGTTCTTCAATGCTTGAACTTTTTTTTCGGCAGAATAAACCTCCTCAGTAAACATAGTATCGATTTGATCATCATCATACCCTTGAAGTGAAAGAACAAGTTTAGATTGTAAATTCATAAATTGCCCACGGTCAAATTCTTGTAATTTATCTACTTCTTTTTTATTTAAACCTAGAATTTCAGTAATAAATTTTTCGGCATTATTAATTACTGACATATCATCAAGAGCAATTGCTTTTGTTAATTCTTCTAGTGTTCCATCCTGAACTGAAGCAAGTTTTTCTTGGCTTTTTGCTAGTTCCAATTGGTAGGCATGCATTTTTTTAATGTTCTTAATTGAAGTTTTAACTTCAAATGATTCTTCTCTAATTTCTGGTAATGATAATTTCATTGTATATCTCCTCTATTTTACTTTTTGTAAAGGAATAGTCAGGTATCGAACCTAATATAATAGACCGTCTATCTATCCCATATAAAAAGCGGATTACTCCGCCATTTAATTATTAATGTCTAGTTGTAGTCGTTGTATAATTTATTAAACTCCAACTCAAGCATAACCATTAAATACATCTTTCATCATCACGTCTTCAGTAAATTTTGAATCTCCACCATCAAAGAATTTGACAGCTTCTCCGCCCCAACGACTTACAGAGAATGCAGTAAATGTCAATGCGTCATCAACACGAACAACTGCATTAGTATTTGTTTGCAAGTTCATTGCTGTTTCGTTCATTTTACCAGCAGCAAAACCAACATATTGTGGCTTCGCAGTACCGATTGTAGTTGTTTGAATTAAGACTGCTACTTTTGGAGCCTGTCCTTGTGTATAACCACCTTTAGTATCGTTAACACGACCAAGCAATTTGTGTTTAATCGCTACTGGTAGACCATTAAAGTCAAAAGCTACTGAAGGAGTACCTTTTGCAATATCTGCATCTACTTGACCATCATTACCATAAATCATTTGTGGAGAGCTTGATAAATTAGTGATGTTTGCAGTTTTTGTGCCTAACATTTCATCAGTAATTGGGAAGACTCCATTGGTAGATAAACCAGTTTCTCCTTTAACGATCGCTCCTTTTGCATCCAATAGAGCAAGTGTAACCATTTTTAAACCTTTTGTTGCCATTTTAAATTCCTTTCTTAAATAAAAAATGAGTTAGCTATTTGCTATCTCACTTAATGTCATGATGCGTTGCACCGTTAAATTTTTAATAATTTGCCCTGTATCAGGGTCTATATAGTGACTTTTTGATTGCGCAATAAGCCAATCATTATTTATAAATGATTTCATCAGATTAATTTCGCTTTGAACAATATTTATATCCAAATCTTCAGCGTTCGAGTAAAAGATTTGAATATAAACACCATACATGAGTGAAATAAAATCTGAGTTACCATAATCACTTGGTCTATTATCAGATTCTGTCAGTAAAACTTGCGTTTCATTACTAGAATCTAATTTTTCACTAGGAATAGAATCAAGAAAGATTTCATCATGCGGAAAGTCACTAGCTGCAATTATGTCTTGAACAATTTCAACTGGCCTTTTCATAAGTTACTCTCCTTCTTTTTTCTATTAATTATTTTCCTCATTGCTTCAGCTTCAGCTTTTAATATTCCTTGCTGAACAATAGGGTTTTTTCTTGTTTCTTCAATAAAATGATCTGCATGAACTGCAACTTCACCAGGATTTTTGTACTTTCTTCCAGAACGTGTTGTAAACTGAGGAAAACGACTACCGTTATTAATAATATTAGCGATATAACCTTTTGTATGAGTACCTTTTTCCGTACTTCTTTCCCATCCTACAACACTTTGTCCATCTTTAACACCGTCAATATTCTTATTTTTCATAACAATACTATCTGCTAAATGTGGATCTTCTCCAGTATCACGATGACGGTAGTGCCTATTTCTAACTTCATAAGCCAATGCTTGCTCAAAAACTTTAGCGCCTGCCTTTGTAACTTCAGCTTTATCTTCTACAGTCATCTTTGTGCTTAATGATTCTGCTTGATTAATGATTAGTTGCATTGCTTCCTCAAAAGTAGCCATATTAAGCTCCTTTCTTCTTCGCTTGAAGAGTCAAAATATCAAATTTAATAAGCTTTGCAGATTCATCTGAAGAAATATTAATAATGTTGTAAAGAACATCATCTATTTGAACACACATTTTCTTTGTAACTAGCTTATTATGTCTAATTGCAATGTCGAATGTATCAGCCGTAGTTGTACCAATTATCTGAAATTGAAGCGCAAGTGATCTCATTTTAGCCGCAAATCGAACATTTAAAACCGTTGCTGGGTCAATTTTTTCAATCTTACCTCCAGTTGGAGTAGTTACTGTTTTAGTAACTCCAATCTTACATTTTCTGTTAAAATCATTCGGTTTGTAAGATTTGACCATCTTGCGCCTCCTTCCACGAAGAATAAAGGCCTCTCAACTGACCAACCATGTGATCTACAGCCGTAGTAGGCGGCATAGTCGTAGAACGATTAATCCACAAATCCATAGAATAGCTAAGAACAGCTACATCATAAATCGGAGAAACGTTTTCTACACTGAAAAATGGAGCATCAACTGTATCAGAACTCACTGCATTTTTCACATATGCTTTTGCTGTATCAAAATAAATTTGAAGTTGTGGTTTGCGATCATCATCTTCTGATAACTGATCTAGTAAGTCATCAACAGTTACACTCATTTAAATACCTCCTGATTATACGGCAGTAGACGTTGTAGTTTTGAAGTTACCTACTTGGTCTGCAATTGCAGTAAATGAAC